TCGTATCGTCTTCTTTGTAAACAGTCATCTCATTATTGATGACTGTAGTCTTATTACGCAAACCTCTTAGAGCAGACCTTACAGTCCGCTCGTTGATTGTTCCTGCACCTGAACCACTGCCTACATCTCTTGCAAGGAGTTCATCTGCCATTACATTATCTTGCAACTTAGCACCAAACGTACCAGCCGTTGTGTGATTGACCTTCAACTCTTCCCACACGTTAGATGGGATATCACCCACTTCACCATCGATGCCATTTGCAAGTGAATTTGTTTCCATAAGGACACCACCAAAGGTGGTTGCATCAACGTATCCAGTAGGTGAAGCACCCCATACAGCAGTTGCTGTCTGCGCTCCTGTAAGACCACCACTCGAAAGCTTGATGGTCATGACTGCACCGTTAGTACCAGATGCGCCTCTGACTACTACAGTCACGTCATCTGCTCCTGCTAGAAGTGCGGCATCAGGAAGGTCGAGTCTGTAGACACCGGGCATATAAACTGAATCTACTTCAGCAAAGCCACCAGCAATCCATCCTCCAGTAGGTGCTGTACCGTCAATAACACGTGCTACAAGAGGGATGTTTACGCTTGCTGTGCGTGAGCGGTTGTATCGGGCTGTGAGACCACTTGTGGAGGCTGTGAGACCTGTAGCACCGAGGTAGATTTCAATACTTTGGGAGGTGCTTGCTGGAGCAATGGTGATGGCGGATGCGTTCCGCTCGTTTCCGCCGTTGTATGCAATCTGTGATGGAACACTGGTTATAACTCGATATGTTGCCGAACCACTGTCAGGATTAGCACCAGTCCACGTCACACCATACAGGTCGGTAGCAGACGCATTTGTCGCGATTCCGAATGATGCGTTAGGGCTTGTCAGGAAAGAACCAAACACCTGCGTATAGTTGAGTCCGTGCAGTAATGCATACCCAGACTCGATACCACTTCCGCCAGCGTAGACACTATTTGCACCGAGTGATGCACCTGAAACGTTAACATTGATTGCTCCACCAAGCACTCGATTATAATCTTCGGTCAGCATTCCATTTGTGCCAACATTGTACAAAAACCTCAAACTATTCATAATCAAGCAGTTATTTACTGTAGTTGGAAACGAAAGACTTCCGCTGTTTAGAACGAGAAAGTTTCCTTCAGGGACTGATACTGTACAGTTTGTGACTTTTGCTCCAAGGTTTGTCATAGAGCAAAACCAAGACATCCTATAAATTAGACAGTTTCTAATAATCGTAGTGTCTGAAACATTTGAGCCAGTCAAGTCTACGGAAGGGTTGCCACCTCCGCCCATAAATATACAATTTGTGACTGAGAGGTTAAGTGCCGCCGATGTTGGTGGGGTACAAACCAATGTTCGGTTAAAGTTGCTAGTAGATTCAAAAACGCATTTATCAAAACTATTACTTGCGCCAGTCAATAGGCTTACAAGGTGGTATCCATTGGCTGATAATTGTCCCCCGTACCAGTGAATGTTTGAAAACTTTAGGTTTGATTTACCTGTGCCGGATAACAATATAGCACTGATTGAAACGGCAGTTTGTGCAGCGTTAAGGTTACTGTGCCGAACCGGAGCGGCAGTCATGCCGGGAAAGAATGTAGCGGTCGGGTCACCAATAATAAACGTTGACGCGCTATAGGTTCCACCGATAACTACCGATTCGATGTATGTTCCCGGAGCGATGTACAGCGTGTCACCGGATGCAATGCCTGAAGCCCCTAGTGCTTTTTGCAATGTAGCCCAAGCGGTAGACGGTGATGTTCCAGCGAGTGAATCGTTTCCGCCATCTGCCGCAAGTTTCACATAATAAGTAGCCATTATTCCGACACTCCACTTGCAATTTGTTGCGCCATCACAAGCGAAAATTGATTGACAATATTCGTCTGAAACGCTTCATCCTGCTGAACCCACCAAAAGTTCACACTTGTACCATCAGTCCCAAAAGTGCCGAGAAGGTTGCCGGAGTAATCGTAGATGTCACCAAAGACACGCCAGTCTGTAGACGGTGCTGGTTCCTTTTGGATGTAGAAGTTTTGCAGGTTCATTTCTTCACCCTACGCTTATCAATAGCGACCATCGCAAGGTCACGCAACTTCTCAAGGTCACCCACACTCATAAAGTCTAAGTTGTCAGCAATCTGACTGAGAATCATAGCCTCACCAAAAGGTATCTTGACTTCAGGAACATTAGTAGTCTTCTTCAATAACTTACTTAGCCAGCTCATGTTATTTCCTTTTTAGTTGACTTACCAAAAACTAAGTCACTTGGCGAACTCTCACGTATATGTTTCAATACTACTTCTTTTTGAGACTGCAACTGAAAGACTTTTGCATCTGAGTCCTGACGCACAAAGAATGCTATTACCGCAGTTGCCAGTGCAGGAACACCTGCACGTACTCCTTCAATAGCACACAACGTAAACGCCTTCATAACATAACCAAACGTGGCAGTATCTGGTATGTGCCTTGCTTCCCACTCCATATTGAATGCGGGTCCAGCACTAGCCATAAATGCACCAAGTGCAATCCATACCAGTCTACTCCAAGCTATGTTCATCTTGATGTCTTAGTCTTTTCCTCTAGGACTCTAAGTCGTTCCTTGACATTCTGCAACTCTTTATCCAGCCGTACAATCTCAACTCGCATATCGTGAATGCTACTCTTGAGGTCTTTATACTGAATCTCACTTTGTGTTGTAAGGTTAGCCAGCATAATCTCAAGCTTGTCTACTTTACGTACAAACGTAAATGATGCGCCTAAGAATGACGATACGCCGGTGAGCAAAGTAGAAAGTACTACTGGGAGGATGTCTTTAGCTTCCATCGGAACCACCTGTAACTGGAGGGATTGCAAATGGAGAACCTGGCATACGCAAGAATGTATCAAGTTGAGACCACAATCTCATACGAGTCTCGTTGTACCAATTTCCCCAGAAGGCACGTTGAGCAACAGATGGGTCATCCGTATTCTTTAATGCCAACTTGTAGGCAGCGTAACTAGCCCACATTCTTAACTGCAAGTCATCAGGAATAACCGTAACAGATGTAGCACCAATATCACCAAGTGTGCCACAACCATAAACAGTAAATACAGTGGATGCTGATGGAGCAGGATAAATCCTTATCTGGTAATCACCAGAGCGATACCAATACTTAGGCGTACCAACCGCTGTAGACTCGAACGTGGGGTCATATGCCCTTAGGGTAGGTTCACTACAGTGGACTAGGTTTGTAAGCCCAGATTGGACAGTAAGAGGAAACCACATACTACTAGCGTCGTTCACCGTTGAAGCGTCAGTAGGTACATAGGTTGAGTCTAGGCTAATGCTAGACAAGTTGATAATAGGATTGGACTGAGTAACTGTTCCTTTTGCTGGAACGTATATACAAGTCCTACACGTTTCTTTAATAGCTTCGTTGAGGTAAACCTCAATCGTTTGATTGGTCGTAGTCGTAACAGTTCCTGAACCATCGCCAACTTCACCTACTGAGGAGTTAGTTGCTTCGTTCAAGAGGCGAATAACCTCTGATGTAAGTGTAGTCAGGGTTGCCATTAAACTGTCCTTCGACCATAGATAGCAGAGTTAGATTCAACCATACCCAGTCTATCTAAATATTCTGCCTTGTATATAGCAAGTACATTAGCATCCTTCATCTGCATAGCACGAGAGTAAAGAACACTAAAAACAAGACAGTCGTGTGCTGAGTCTGGTAATGGACACTCTTGGTCATCTGCCAGAGGTACAGCATTACCGTTCGTATCGTACTGCCATATCATTCCAGGCTGACAGTAACCTTCAATCATCACGCCGTTTGTAACACTTGAGATTGGCGTAGGAAGGAACCTAAGCCTATTCGTTGCATAAAGTATGCAAGCGTCAATAACAGCGTCACCTTGAGTCCTATAGCGGTCTACTTGCCTATCAGCAAAGTCTAATAGTCGTAGCCGTCGGTACTCGTTGTCTTCTAACTTGAATACTCCCCTAATACGATACATATCAGGGGAGCAATACTCGTCTGTACCATCTTCTAAGTCTAGGTAACGTCTGCCAAACAAACAGTCTGTTTTACGGGCTATCTGATTGGCAGCTTCCAACACTAGGTATTCCAAGCCAAATGGGTCAAGGTCTTGCTTGCTACCAAAGTGGTGCAAACCTATCATCCTGACCTTTTGTTTGATTTCACCTAGTGTCATCTTGTTACCTTAGTCTAATTAGAGACCGACCGAACCGTCACGTCCATTGACAATTGCAGCCATCAGGATTGTTACCGTCCCAGCACCACTTGATGTAGTGCCAGTAATCTGAAGCTGAATATATGGTCGTGGTGTCAACAATGGAAGGTAAACAACCTTTGTTACACTTACAGTCGTATCAAGCGCAGTAGCAGCAGTAACTGGAACTGAAGAGGAAAGCGCACCGGCGTTTCCACTTGTTGTTGCAGCAGTACTTCCAACTACACTAAGTGTTGGTGTTCCTGCACCAGATACAGATGCATTGTTCTGGTAGATAACCTTGACGAACTGTGGGCTATTCTGACCGTTGTTACCAACGAGTGCAGCAGCTGTAGATGTCTTGGTATCTGCCTGAGAACCAAATGCAGCAGCGTCTGCTACAATCTCATTCCAGGTTTGGAATACATCAGATGCAACTGTATATGCCTTGCTACCAGAGTATGTAGCAACAGTCTGAAGGTTACCAGAGCCAGAAACAGGAGCCTGAGCAATTGTTCCAGTTCCGTCAGCAACAGTAGAGAATTTGAAGGAAGCCTTCTTATCACGTGCCATTTATTTTCTTCCTTTCTATTATGCGACTCGGCAGAACAAGCGACCAACAGCACGAGTGTGTGGAATCCACAAACCGATACCCCAGTCGAAGACAACGTTGTGCATGATGCCATTTTCCTTGGAAAGACCAAGGTAGGTTGGCTTGAATGGTCCACTCTGCCATCCCTGTGCATATCCAGTTCCATAACGAACTGCATAGATAGAGGAAGCTGTAGAACCTGTAATACCAGATGCGGTCTGAGTATCCGAGATTACACTCGTAGTACCGTCAGCCTTACGACCAACTGTACGAATGGTTGCATTCTTGTACTTCTCAACTGGGCGGTCGAACGAGTCACGAGTGACATCAAAACCAGCACCAATACCCATAAGGCGGATAGCAAACTCAACAGAACGCTTTGTCTTCTCAGACATATACAGAACAACACCATCTCCATCTGGGGAGTTCATGTTGTCAAGTAACTGCTGGAGGTAAGCAAAGAATGCGTTGGCATTACCAGCTACGGTTGTAGTAGAGACATCAATACGTGCAGCGTCTGGTGCAATCAAAGACATTTCAGAAGGAATGTCAAAGTCACTAGGGTTGTCCATACGATAAGCAAGACCCGGAAAACAGTCAATATTGCCTGTTAGCGGGTTATTATTAACGAACTTATCGTTGAAGTCGTAAGCAAAACCTTCGAGGAAGATTTGTACCTGAGCTTCGATTGGGTCGATGATATTCGTAGGTTGGTCGAGCAGAACGTGGTCTACAAGAATCTTGTTACGAATAAGATACATCTGCTCTTCGTAAGACTTTGGTCGACCCTTAACCGCTACCGGCTCAGAGTTAACGCCAGTCCAGTTTGGCGAAGGGATACCTGAGTTCAGGTAACGAACACCAATCTGCTTGAGCGATGGGGAAGTATAGAGAGGAATATCCTTAAGGGCATTCCAAGTCTGATGAAGAGATTTTGTGATTTCCTTGACGAGAGGGTCGTTGCTAATAGCTGCTTGGTCCGCAAGCGTCAAGGCTCCGTTAAAGTCAATAGCCATTTACTTAGCCTTTCCTACATTGTTCGATTTCGGTTGATGCCCATCAATTCTGATAGACCCATCCGACGTGGTGATTGTTGTGAGCCACCAACCACTGGAGCCGCTGAACCCGCCTGAGATTGCGGGGTCGGAGTACGTTGACCTTGAACAACCTGTTTGGTAAGTTCTGGCAAAAGTGATTGTTGAAGACTTTGAATCTGGTCGTGAACTAAACGTACTGCATCTGATGGTTTAACACCAGCAGATACAAGACTGTCCACCATATGACTCGCCTTCTGTGCCAACGGATACTGCTGGACTGCTTGCTCTCGTTCTCGTTGAACCATAAACTGACTGACTTCCTGCATAGCCTGTTCATAGCGGAACTTCTGGAGTTCAGCATCAAGCTGCAGTTGTGCAGTTGCTGGGTCAATCAAGTCTTGAGATTCAAGTTCGTGATAACGCTGTTTAATAGACTCTTCTTGAGCCTGAACCTGTTGCTGTTGAATAGCCTTCTGTAAGTCAGCAGACGATTGAAATCCCTGCTGTTCAAACTGACTAATAACATCAGCCCACTTGTCCAAGCGTTCAGAATAAGACTTAGCCTTATCATTTACTTCCCTGAACCTATCGTAAGGGATAGGACCGGGTTCCTTGGTATCGCTGACTGGCTGTGACAGATAACCGAAGTTATCGTCATTTGTGGATTGCTCCACTGGGACCGTAGCACTATCGTTAACGCCTGTTGTGCTTACAGTATCGTAGTCGGCGGCTCCACGAACTGCGTCCAAAATAGCGTTTCCAACGCCATAACCGTCTGACGCACCCGTTGATGAATCGGGTGTATGTATCATCATCTCGTCTGACAAATTTATCGTACTCCTTATTTACAAACTTGCCAACTATCCGTTGGCGTTTGGAATGATTTGATTCTTAAGTTTTTCCTTAGAGATATCAACTATTCCCTTTGCAGCATCGTTCTCCTGAGTCAGGCGTGAACGCTCCCGCATCTTTAGAAGGTCAGCTTCAGTCTTAGCAGCAACCTGAGCTTGAATCTTCTGTATATCTAATTGAGAAAGCATCTGAGCTTCCTCTGGGTTGAACCGCTTTACGGATTCAGCAGCAACCTGTTGTTGTTCCATCATCTGCTGTTGCATCATCATTGCCTGTTGAGCCATACCCTCTTCTTGGTCATTCAAGTGCTGAATAATCTTTGAGGTCTCAGGTATGTTGAGCATACTAACAACCAACTTATTAGTTGATGGGTCACCAGGGTCACCGAACAATCCCATCTGACGCATAGCAAGCAACTTCTGCAACTTCTGGTCAGGGCTATCTTCCATACTGGACCCCGGTACGTAGACAATACGATACTGACCACCACTGCGAATATGGTCAAAGGTAATGACACCCTGCTCGATATCCTCATAAGGATTAGATTCTTGGTCAACATTACCGATGAATGGAGCAACGCCAAACTGCTCTACAAGAGCAATCTCCCACTCTTTAATCTTCGCAGCTGATATCTCAATATCTGCACGTACGTAGGAATGCTGAGTGTTATCAGCACGTTGAAGGAGTTGAACAGCCTCAGCAGGTGTACCAGCAGGAGCCATTCCTTGAGATACATCATGCAATCCAGCGATGTCCATCATGTCCTTCTCGATGTACTGGAGCATAGGGAATAGGTCACCACCAATGCCAGGCGCACGAGATACTACTGGAGGCGAAGAACCAGGGTTGTAATAAATCTTCTTGTATGTCCTACTCTCGTCGTAGTAGTCATCACCCTTATGGTTAAAGGCATCAGCACCTACGTTAGATAGACGCTGAACCATAACGTAAGGAGTACCTGAACGAGGTTGCCAGCGTAGTGGGATGAATGGAAACTCATCCTTCTTCTTGTACAACCAAGGACCAGCGTGAAGCAGTACTGAGTTAGTGCTAACTATGTATCGCCCTGACGGATACTGTTGTGACGGTTTTTCCCAGTACTCATATACAATTGCTGCACGTTTTTTAGAGTCACTCTGTGCAAGTCGTGCTGTACTAGGTGGAACCCATCCGTTACCGGAACCATTACCACCTTCAAGATATGAGTCAATATAGGAAGCGTTATTACCTGTCAACGCATCAGGGTTTACCAACTTACCAATATCGCCGTAGTTATCTACGAACCAAGATAGTGGTTTAGCAGATGCGTGAATCAACCAACGAACGTCAGCATCACGCTTTGCTGTTGGGTCTAGGAATACATCAAATGCTGGAAGAATCTCTTCTCTAACATCACCAATATTAATGTTCTCATATCCTGTAATCTCACCTGTTTCAGGAGAGAAGTAAGGCATGACCTGTTCACCTTTAGCATCCCAGTAAATCTTCAAGTATGAAGTACCGCAGACACAAGCCCAGCGAACACGCTCTTTGAGCTGAGTCTCACGACTAAACTTACGATTGTAGTGACCACAAATGTGGTTTGCCTCATCCGAGGCAAGTAAGTCTCTTTGAGTGTGAGATAGTGGTACTGCTCGTGCGTCTGGTGCTACCTGAGTCAACTTACCAACTACACCATCAATCAAAGGACGCATCTTATTGACTGTGATGTAACGGTTAGGTTCATCCTTATTCTGCAACTGGATAAGGTTACGAGTCTGACTTGAGATACGGAACCACTGCCGTCCTTCAAAGAAGGCAATAGCCATAGCCCACTCAAGTTCCATCTCCTGCCTTGCTCGATAAGCAATATCGAACTGACCTTTGACAAACTTGATTATCTCAAGCTTCTCTTCATTTGGTGCTTCAGGTAATACCTTCCACTCATTTGAGTTATGGTCAATCGTTAGATTGTTGTTGTTGATAGTCTCATCATTTTTGAGTTCAGCTGCTCCAGGAATACCTTGAACCATACGCTTCTCAAAAGCCATAACCTTTGGTTCTGATTCCTCTTGCATCTTCTGTTCTGCAAAAGACACTAGCCCGGACATAACGTCCATACCAACAGTATTCTTATTCCTTTTGCGTTGCAGTGGAAGCCTCATCAGATGTACCAATCCTTATCGTCCCGTTCTTTTTTGACGGGGATATTCCTACGGATACAGTGTAATTCATACGCAGTATATACACACGCACAACTTACTATAAAAGCAAGTGTACCAAAGTAAATGTTCATCGGTCTCACAAGTAATCCTTCCTACCGTATCCATCATCAGCCCATAGTGGTTTCCAGTTCTGCATATCCGTTGTTTCACTGGATACTCACGCCACATCAACCCATAACGAAATGAGTCAATTGCGTGGTCACTACGTGTTCCACCATCAATATCTTCAGGGTCTCGTGGGTCAGCCATCGTATTACTTAGTTCACGTATCAAGTTAGGACAAGCATCACGCACTATGCGTAACCTTGGTCTAGTCTTATCTCCATCCATACGTGTTGCCATCAACCACTCTTTAACCCTACGCCATCCAGCCTTCCTATCCTTAACAGCCCTTACGCAGGGTAGTCCCTTCTTCCACCAAATCTCAACTGGATACTCACCAATACGTTGTGCAGGATTCTCAGGTGGGAATGTATTAGCCCAGTCAAAAGCAATAGCCTCTAACTTTGTATTCCACTTACCTTCCCTGAATCTCCTATCGACTGGTTCACCCAATTTGAATTTCTCCACTAGGAGAAGTGTATTGTCAGCTTGTCTAGATGATACGTGACCTGCTTCATAAAATTCACCAATGACATAGATATTTTCCTTCTCATCACTTGCGTAAAGTATGAATGCAGCAGGACTACCTGTACCAAAGTCATGACTTGCCCAGTAACGCCACCAGGGTTGTACCTCAACACTATCAACAACGTGCCAAGGCTCACCATCACTTCCATACTCTTTGAAGTCACCAAAGAAGCGTCCACCAACACCTACTTCGTGTTGGCACTCTCTAAGGAAGGCGATGATTCCAAAGTCATCAATCTCACGCTGACAAACCTCAACTGACTTATGTTCCCAGTTAGCAACACCACCAGTAATCTTGTAACCAGTACGACCATCATCCTTTTCGACAGGTTGATAATCTAAGTTCTCGATAGCTGGAACAATAGGTGATTGGACTCTGTTCTGTAACATATCTAACTCACCACTAAGGACACGACTCATAACAGAGTTAGCGTGAATCCTATTCTGTACAAATACGATTGCACAATCAGTACTCTTCGCTGGGAGAATAGTCTGAGTAATAGTCTGAATCTTCTTTTCAACCCTATTGACTGAGTCATCAAGTTCATCAATATCGTCCAAGATAATCATGTCAGGACGAAGGTTATCTAACTTGACACCACGTGCGCCGGTATCAAGTCCAAAGGCTAGAATATTAAACCCGTTAGCAGTACGTAGTTTTTCAGCGTTCCAACCCTTTGAATATCCATACTTATTGATGGCACGTTGAATACCACACTTCTCCATCGTGTTTGCAATATCTGCAACGTGACGGTTAGCAGCATCCTGAGTTGAACACACATATAGAAGGAATCGCCTAGTAGCCTTGACCGCAATACGACTAGAGATAAGTTCCATAGTAGTGGACTTACCACCACCACGAAACCAACACTCAATAAGTGCAGGAGGTGGATTACCAGTCTCTATACCTTCAGCCCAGTCCCAAGCACGTATGTGATGTTTAGCAAGTGGAGCCGATGCAGCATGAGGGGCATAACGCTTTAACCACTTAGAGTATTCTAATTCGTGTCCTTCAATAGGATGAGCAACTGAACCAAACTCACTTCCATCTATGTTCTCATCAAACTTTTCTTGCATTGCTTCAAGCAACGCTACAGTCAATGGCTTATTCGGACGGACGAACTTCCTCAACGCCTTCGGAGTAAGTCTCGTATTCACCTGACTCTTCTGTGCCATCAATTACCTCAGCATCAATAATCATGTCATCAATCGTGTGTTGATAAACAGCGAGCAATTTACCTACACCAGCCTTGATACCTTGTAACTCCTCCGCATTACTGACGTTGTCCTGAATGATTTTAACCATCTGCATTACAAGACTAAATGCTTGGTCCACCTCAAGAGTATAGGCTTTCTGATGAAGTAAGCGTTGCTCTGTCTCAACAATAGACGTTCTTTTCTCAATGAGTTCAATAACATCTTTGGCAGCTGCAAACTCAGTCATTACATTTTCTAAGGCTCTGCCCATTTCAGCGAACACTTCCCAGAAATCATCTGAGTACTTCTTCTCACAACACGTTCTGTATATCTCTTGTATCTTTTTGTACTGGTCAATACTTACGCCTTCAGCCGCAGCCTCAGCCCTAGTATCAAGAAGTGCAGTTATATAAGCAGCATCATCTCGAAGTGACCACAACTCAGGGTCTTCACGTAGTTCATCAATACGACCTAGTAACCTTGAACCTACGTTCCTAAACCGACCTGATGCGTTTATACTTTTAACGCCTGTCTGAAAATTAAGGGTATTAGTATTTGCTACTGCTGGTACTCCGCCGTGGCGTAAACAAAAGTTGGAGTTCTTAATTGCAAAGTTTTTACATAAGTAATTGAGCTTACCTTTAGTAATCTCTGCTTCACATAATTTGACCAAGCCACCATTACGTGTCTTATAACGGACACCATCTTTTTCCGTAATGGGGTCATCAGCCTCAGTTTTTGAACCGAAGCCTGGATAGTATCTGAACTTAGCCAATGTTTTTACTTAGTACCTTTGACAGTGTATACTCACTGTATGTCAGATATATCAGTACCAGACCATTATCGCAAAGGAACAATCCAACCAGTTGAGGCTATTAGGGACTGGGAACTAGGATTTACCCTTGGAAATGTAGTCAAGTACGTATCTCGTGCTGGCAAAAAAGAAAGTGCCAATCGTCAAGATGACTTGATGAAGGCACTCTGGTATTTAGTTTATGAGTTGAATAGCGGAGACGTTGAGTCTACTGATAAGTTCTTAAAAACTTATCAAGAACAGACTCAATTAAAATGACTGCATATCTGAATATTTTCTAGCATCATCATTTTCATCTGACTTCTTCTTCATTTCCATCGCTTTAGATGGGTTGAACCTAGACTGAGTCTGGAACCACTGTTGCATTCCAAGACGAACTTGTTGTTGTCCATCAGGTGGAAGTTTACGGAACGCTTCAGAACCAGAGAGTAATCTCATATACTCAGAACGGTCTTTAGGCTGACCCTTTTTCATAGACTGTTCTACAAGTGAAACACCATAAGCAAGAGCCTTACCTAGTGGTGTACCTTGATTAGCCTTCAAGAAGTTAAGGGTGTCACCACCAGACTCAGGTGCTTTAGGTGGTCCGAATACAGCCTTATTAGTATTACCCATACCGTAAGACATACCTGACTTCATCTTTACATCACGAGATGGTTGTCCAGAAGCAGTCAAGCCTTTATCTCTATTCTCATATACCTTTCGGACACCAGAGAAAATATCTTCAGCCATTATTTCTTCTTGCCCTTCATCATAAAGGCTGGCATCTTCTTAGCACCCTTTTTCATATCAGCCTTATCAGCCTTCATAGGCATCTTGTCCTTTGCGGACTCAACACCCATCATCTTCGACATCGACATCTTTCCCTTAGGATAAGGCATACCCATTGGCATTTTAGTTACTTCCTCTTCTTATAAATGGCAGTAGCCTTGGCTTCCTGCTCTCGACTTGGTTTGATTACCAACTTACCCTCAGCGTTGGAATGCTCTGCGTACTCGGCTTCCATTGCCTGTCGCATAGTCGGGCGATTGCCTAACTTATGCTCACGTTGCTCCATTTTCAGAAGCTCCGTTTTGGTAGGTGCTTTCTTGAGATTATGTTCTTTCGTTTCTACGGTAATCAAAGTACCCATAGAAAGATGGTTCATGTGTTTGTTCATCTCATTCAGCATTTACTTAGCCTTCCCTAATACTTTCTTTAGTCTAGGATTCTTAGCCTTTGCAGCAGGACTTGCCTTACGTGCAGAAGTTGCCAGGATAGCACCAGCACTGTCCATAGAGATACCTTGCTTCTTTGCAATCTCTGCTTGTACTACTTTGAATCCACGATGCGCTTTAGTTTTCATCATTATCTCGCTAACAATTCCAAGCCCGTAAGGACTTATTAATTCTACTGTTAGGGTCTCTTGCAGTCTTAGGGGATGTATTCTTGGCTCGCATACCTTCCATCCTAGAACAGAATGACTTACGGCGAGCAGCATCTTTAGGTGTCTTAGGATTAGGTGCTGGCGGTTTAAGGTTAGCACCAGTAG